TAATTGAGTTATTGTCGTCATTAATGGAGATGAGTGCAAAATCCCTACGGAGAAATACCGATTTTCTTCTCGAAGTTACTGCTAAAAACCTTTTTTGGATCCCTGCAGAAGTCAGTATTTCATGATTATCCTTCATACTTTCGTCAAAGAACCCTACCTGTAAAGCCCTTTTAACAACCTCTTGTACGTGTCCTTCCGTGACGTCGGTATCCTCCGCCACTATGAAAGGCAAATCCTTTGTCCACCGAAGATAGTACCCCTCGTCCTGATAGCAGCTATTCAGCAGCCAAATTAGTACCGCGATTGATGACGCTCCGCATGACTTAATTATTCTTCGCACTTTTATATCTCGCAAAAAACCGACATCCATAGGGTAATAATCTAAACCCTGTTTCAGCGGTCTTGCCACCTGCATCACCCCTTTCAGCAAAGACTCAACCGTTAATTATTTATTCCATAACCCGGTGCATAATTCCTTATTCGGGATCAACCCGTTGTAATGAACACATTGACCATCCACATCATTAAAAAAGTTTACAGATTTGAAAATATCTAACATGATAGCTTCATCAAGTACATCTTTTACAAACTCTTCACAACTGTTCGCGCTTTCTGCAGCCTTGAAAATATTCTCTTCACTCATCGGAATATATTTTGACTTTTCATCATATCTACATAGCATAGAAACGATAATTAGTAATGCGTCAGTACCCATTCGATTTTTCAACATACGCACTCGTAAATTACTCATAAACCCACAACTTAATGCAATAGACTTTCCCATTCTACATACCTCCGTTTAACGCCCTTTCTAAAGGCGTTAATGCTAATATTTGAGACTGAATGCGACTCCGCTGCTCCGATACATAAGCCCTAAGCTCAACCGCTGTTTCCGGTAAATAATAACCGCCGCCCGGCTCCATGTGAGAACAAATTAATTCCCCTGATCGTCGCTCATTCTCAATCGTAGCTCGTAACTTCCTATCAGAAAGACCGGTAAGTCCGGTGAGCGTTTTACGGCTCACCGCGTTCTTCCGACCGATAGCATTTAGATTTTTCAACAAATCCGCTATCATGACTTCACCTCTCCCGTTTCCTTATCCACAATAACCTGTGCTTCAGTATCAATAGTTACCGTCTCATCCGGTAAATCTGCCATCTGCTCAGCCACTGAGCTCTTTACTGTTTCATCAGTCGCAACGGCTCGAATGAAGTCCGTTTTCATCGGCGCATACTTCAACACCCTTTTTAACACCGTCTTTTTTGCCATCTCATCAAAATCGGTTTGCCACGGACCACGACCATAAGTCTTTGACTTTGACTTTGCAAAAGTTTCAACATCTTCACGACTCATCACTTCGAAGCCTTCGCCACCGTTTTTAAACTTAATTACAGCGTAATAGAGGATAACATTTCCTCTATTATTAAGCGCAGGGATATGCTTGAGCTTTGGATCAAGCCCAAGCTCATATTCAAAGGTGTCATGTTCGTAAACCTCGTGAGCCTGTAAGCTTTTAACTTCCCCGCTTCGATAGGCTAAATCAATTAACCCTTTATAGCCAAGTTGGAATTGTACTTGATTTCCATAAGGGATCAGATACGCTTGACCCAAAGGTGTATTAGGCTCTACCCCGAGCTGTGCTGCCTGCATGACAGCACCTAAGAAAGATTGCGGTGTGCATTTTTGCAATGCAGGATTCGTTGAGATCGTCGTCATTACAATTCTTGTAAACCTCTCAGGCGTCATTACCGTCGGTAATGCCTTTTTAATTTCCGGCATCATCGCTTGTAGATACCCTTTTAATGTTACTCCACCCCCGTTTTGAAGCGCCTGTGCCTGTTGCTGTTGTAAACCACCTGTTGTTCTCATATTTCCTCCTATTAATAAATACGAAGTTGTCTCTTCGATTCGCCCTGTTTTATAAGATCTATTGCCTTCAAAGCTTCATAACTTGCGGGATCTTCTTTTTTTAGTTTTGCTATGCTTATGCTTTCTCTGCCGTTTACCATTTTCCAAGTCACTTTTCTGTCGCCGATACGACCGACTTCAAAGTCGCCCATCATGTCCATAAGCTTATTCTTCTTTAATTGGATACTCTTTTTCAACGCTTTTTCTACTTCTGCGTCTTTATCCAGCTCATTAATAATATCTGCAGCTTCTGCCGGTAACATCGTCTCACTTCCAGGATCGCCTTTATATTTCAGTTTTAAAGCATTAGAACACGACATAGTCCCATCAATCGGCGGCGGTGTATTCGTCTTGACCATTTCCCAAAACTTAGTCTCTTCTTCTATGAGCACCCGGATATCTTCCTCATTTCTTTCTATCCTTTTCCATTTGGCGTCATTTCCACCTAAAAGAACCGCTATATACCAATAATCAGCTCCCGTTACCGCCATATAATGGAGACACTGGCAATAGTAACTATCCGGAATCTCATCATCTTTCCATTTTTTATACTGGGAAACACCGGCTGTTTTGATTTCCAATCCCGCATCTTCCCCGGTAACCATTCTGTCTACATTGGCAAGCAAGAATGGCTTTTCTCTGTTTTGAAGTGTTCCGAGCCGCCGAATCTTTTTCCCTGTTTCCTCCTGAAACCAACTGGCAATATTCGCCTCGTTTTTCTGCCCCCAATAGATATACGGATTGCCTGTTAAATCTTCCGGCTCTGCAACTCCCCGCTTTTCCAACCATAATTGATAGGCCGACTTATAAGGATTTAACCCCATAATCACGGAAGCATCAGAACCTCCGATTCCTTGATTCCTCACAGCTAACCACTTTTCATGGTCCTCCGCTTCTTTGACCGACAGAATTAAATCGCAATTTGTATACATAGTTTTTCCTCCTGTATGTGATATAATGGAGGCGGAAAGAGAATGTATTTTCCGCCCGGACGATTGGTAGTTACGATACCAGTCGTCTTTTTACATTTCATGTAATTCGCCGTTATACCAATCAAATATTCGGATATCCCGGCGTGCTTTTGCATATCCCCACTCACACATGCAACCTTTGCTTTTTTGCCAGTCGCCAGTCATGATTAGATAGTTGCATCTGCTTAAGAGTTGTAAGCAATCTTCCATTTGCGTTGTGAACCCGCTAGGCGTGCTGTCATAATCAACGTAGCTAAACAGAGTTAGTGGGTTAATTAATATTAAGCATTTATTCCTTTTACTGATTTCTTCAATAATCAGTTGTGATAAGGCTATATTCTCTGCCTTTCCGCCGTATGGGTGTGCCACATAGGCTACTCCGTCAAGAAATGTCATTTTTTTCATCTCCGTTATCGGTTATCGTTTCGCCTGTAATTTCGTATTTCTTCATTCTTTTCTCGCCTCTCGGACACGAACGATGATAACCCTGCCCGGCTGCAATTCCGCCGGATCCGTTATGTGATTATCTTTCATGGCCTGCCATACTAATTTGCGCAGGTCTTCTTTATCCGTAGCGATTTCACTGCAGATATTCCACAGCGTGTCGCCACTTTTTATTTCTTTTCGGTACTCAATTAATTCATTGGGACCGGCCGTCAAGTAATCCTTTACGAGGCTTCCGTTGACCGCCACCCCTGCACATAAGGTTGATACCGCTAACATGGAGGTCAATATTAATGCTTTATTCATGCCATTTTCCTCTTTCTCATCACAATATCTGCAATCTGTGAACTGTGTGCTCTCATGCCGATTCTTAACTTGGCACGGTTCGTTGCCCATTCCTCCAGCGCTCTGTAAGTAGATATTCTTTTACTTCCTACAGCAAACACCGGAAATGTAGGATCGTTCTCTGCATACTCTCGAACCTGCTTTACCCCGATATGGAGAACCTCTGCCATTTCCTCCGGCACAAGCCCTATCTTTCCCATAATTAACACCTCTCTTTCTATCCAATTCTTGTCACCCTCTTTATAATCTCGAAAAGTCAAATGAAGCTATAAAGTTAGCAAAAATTGCCGCTTGGGGATCTATTGCCGGTATTATCGTCACAATCATATTGTTTTGTGTGCCATACGCAACATGAAAATTATGATATTAATAGCCGTTAGCCCGATATTAATAACTATAAATATTAGAGCCCTTCGTAACTGTTTTTCTGTTTCTTCAAAATAACTTTTCACACTCTTCCCTCAACAACTCTGAAAAC